TAAACCTAAGAATGTGGTATCAGCATAGTTTTTACTTACTGCATCCTGTGCTGCAGTGGGATCACCTAGACCTGTGATCTTAGATGTACCCATAGCAATAGCACCCGACATGGTTCCACCTGCTAGTGGTAACTTGGTTGCTATGCTTGTTGTGATTGTGTTGGCAAAGTCTGCATCGTCACCTAATGCTGCAGCAAGCTCATTTAGTGTATCCAGTGTACCGGGGGCAGAGTCTACAAGGGCAGCTACTTCATCGTCAACGTATTTTTTCGTGGCTGCGTCAAGGTCATTTGAAGGTGCAGTCAAATTAGTAATGGTAGCAGTAGTGCCAGCATTCATATTGAGTGTACCGTTGATGGTCACATCTGTGAATGAGGAAGTACCACTTGCTGCAGTAACGTTACCAGTTACATTCCCTGTCAAATTACCAGTTACGTTACCAGTAACGTTACCTGTAATATTACCTGTTACTGGTCCAACAAGGCTTGTACCTGTGATGGTTGTGCCTGTTATAGCTGCAGGAGTTGATGCTCCAATAGTAGTACCATCAATGCTACCGCCGTTAATATCGACAGTCGCCAAGGTTGCTTGTCCAGATGTCGATACAGTTGTAAAGCTACCAGCAGCAGGACTGGAAGAACCAATAATACCATCTAGGTTACCTGTTACATTTCCTGTTACGTTTCCTGTGAGGCTACCTGTAACATCCCCAGTTACATCCCCAGTCACATCTCCTGTTACATTCCCAGTAAGAGGACCGACAAATGACGTACCAGTAATAGTAGTACCTGTAATGGCAGCAGCAGTACCTGAACCAATAACTGTGTTGTCTATTACACCCGAGTTAATATCAGCAGATGTAATAGTTGTTGTACCTGTAAGATCAGACGTACCTGTTACAGCAAGAGTACCTGACGCAGTTACATTGGTGAAAGCACCTGTAGAAGCTGTCGTACCACCGATAGCTGCACCATCAATAGTACCGCCATTAATGTCTGCTGTAGTAGCTGTAACTGAGGTAAATGTACCTGCAGCAGGAGTAGTGCCACCAATTACTGTATCGTCAATAGTACCGCCTGTAATAACTACAGAGTCAATGTAGCCAATACCGTCAATGTACAAATCTTTAAACTCTGCACCTGCAGCACCTAGATCTACATCATCGTCAGTTACAGGTTTTAGTACACCATCTTCTAATCTTATTTGTTCTACAGCAGAAGAAGATACTTCGTTATAAAAACTAATTCTATTATTTATGGCATCAACAACAACTTTGTTATAGTTGTCTACGTCAGAGATAACTGGTACATAAGCACCCTCTGCAGATGTACCGTCATGTTTATGCCCTGTGCTTGCATTAAAAGCATCACGAATAGCATTATACTCTGCGTTTACTGGTGCAGCTTTAATAACCGCATTTGCGATAATATCAGCTACAGACTGTCTTGTATAACCTGCCATATTAGAGCCTATCTCCTACCCCAAACGTAATCACTAAGCCCTGAATGCTGTGTGATGCGTTTGTATCGTTTGTTACGTATTTAAAAGCTACGGATTTACCTGATCCTGATATATTTGTTCTTTTAACTGGTGCAGGGTTACCATCAAAAACAGCAGTACTATTGTACAAAGCCTCATTGTAGTAAGCAGCAACATTCTCAGTTTTCATCGTAAAGTTTGTTGGACTTAAAGAGTCAAAGTCTTCGTAATCGTAAATGACAGACAAGATGATTTCATTGTCACCCTCTGATCTCAAGTAAGTAGCTACTGTGTAAAAAATCTTTCTTTGTTCTGGGTCTTCCATATGTAAGAAAGGAGTTTGATACACACTAATTATGGGGTCACCGTCAAAGTCATTGCCCTGCTCTTGCCTGTGTACCTTACCCTCACTGTCCCCGTGGATTACGAACTCATATTGACCGAGGTATCCACTGGATGAGCAAGAAGCTGAGATACCTAATAGTTGCCCATATTCAAAACCTAGAGCATTAGTCTGGTTGTTTTGTCTAAAACCAGCAATAATACCTTGCGATTCTGCTGCAGCAAAGAAGAAACGTACTTGAGACTTTTGGTGGATAACAACACTAGAAAGACCACTAAGGTCTATGTCAAAAACAACATCAGTAAAGATAGACTGAATGTTCTTTGACATTGTCTCAAGATTAACGTCACCAATTTTGTTAGTTCCAGAGATAGGTCTTAGACCGTCCTGTGAAAGGAATAGTAGGTCACCTGCTATCTCAACAACACTGTCTGAGGCCATACATCCAAGATCATCAGTAACCTCTCTGAGTATAAAGTCAGAAATGTTGTTACCTTCTAACCTTTTAATATTGGTTGTACCAAAGATATAGAGTTGATCACGAAATGCTTTAATCTGTACAATAGGAAAGCCTACGTTAATAACACCTGCACCATTTGCTGGATCGTAGTCTGTTTCGTCAAGTGGAGCACTAAAGTAAAGATTGTAGTTGTCGGTAGGATCTCCTGCCAAGAACATATGCTTAGAAAAGGAGGCAGCAAACTTAGGGCTGTTTGGAGCATTACTGTCTGTGATTTGAGTGTAGGTTGTGCCATCATAAGTGGCTGCAGGGTTTACACCGTCTGTCAATAGTACCTTTGGTCCTGACCAGTTGTACTTAAGGAACCTTACCTTTTCTACACCTACCATCGTAGGGGAGCCAGAGGTAGTTACTTCAGTCCAAGAAGTGGTGCTTGCGTCCCAGTAGTGTAAGTAGTTATTTCCACTGCTAGGCTTTCTAGCTGCTAGAATACCATCGTTGATACCGTCTACAACGATCACACCAAGCACAGATCCAGTGCCTGCCACAGTGCCGTAGTCGTTGCTGAAACCACTTATACGTCTGTATCCACCTGTAACAGCAGGTTCGTAGTTTAAAAGCAAAGTAGCTGAACCTGGCTGTCTTTCACCTTGAGACAGAACGTCCCTGTTGGTGTTAAGGCCACCCTCAGCAAATATCTTAAATGAGCCTAGGTTGTCTGCCATTATGTAACTCTTCCAAGGGTTACACTAGAACCAGAACCACCTACTAGAACAGTAGAACGAATTTGAAGGTGTTCATCAATGAGAACCCTACGCATTGTCTTGATACCATCTTGGAAGTTCTGTTGGTGAATGGATGCACTTTGTTCATTTGATCTGAACCGCATCATGTACATCATAGCACCGTCAATAATGACACTCTTAAATCTGTTTGGGATAACTGAGACATCGTTATACAACGTCAAATCAGCTGGGAAAGACCAGTAAGAGTACTCAACTTCGTAAGCTGCATCAGGGATAGGAGAAACACCAAACTTTTCTTGGTTTGTTTGAAACACTATACTAGGTGCTGCTGAACCTGCAGAGTTACTGGTGTCGTCTGACTCACGATACTTTTGGATGTATTCGTCATACGGAATAGTTGGTAAAAAACTAGGAGAGTTGTTTAGTGAAGTGGACTTCTTAAGATAAAAAGTTTCCCAGTCAGCACTAGAATAATTAGAAGGAAAGGAATAAGTGTTCACACCTGCTGTTAAGGGCTGTGTGTAAGTAACTCTGAGGAAGGGCCACTCTTGGCCTGTCTGAAGAATACTTCTGATAGAGTTATTGATAGAGTCTTTAGCAAGAGCTTGTACGTTACGTGCAGTATCAAAGCCAGCACCCTCAGTATCCAAGGTGACTTCGTTTAGTCTGCGAAGCAATTCATTAACTAAAGAAACGTAAGTTGTCATGTCTGTATCCTAAAAATAGGTAAGCTGAAGGGCCAGCCTCTAAGAGACCAGCCCGACAGGTTCTGTAGACCTAGGCCAAGTTGTAACGTGCTGTTACAAGGGCTTCTGGTCTCAGGATTTTTCTCCCGTACAGATGCATACCACGGACGATATCAGCAAAGCTGTCTGGGTCACGGTATGTTTCTGTTTTGTTGATCTGCTCAGCAGTAGCAACTGCGGAGTCATGACCAGCTACGATAGCACCAAAGTTAGTGCTTTGGGCGGCTGTACCTGTTGTATCTGCACCAGTACCAATAGAAGGCAAGTTGTTGGATACATAAACACGGAAGCCATTCCAGTTGTTGATAACCAGACCATTGCGAAGAGCACCTGAATTGCCGAAGTCAGAATTCAAGAAACGTGAATCTTCGTCCATCAAGATTTCCATCATGATCGGGTCAATTACCACCCATCTACCATCTTTGTCAACAGACTTCTGGTCAAGCAAACGACCCATACGTGCAATCAACATTGTTGGAGATACGTATGCTGTTGGAAGTGCTGTTGCACCTGGAAGACGAGCAGCAACTGGGATCGAGTCACCAGTTACACCAGCAGTTGTGATATTGCCGAAGTCTGGACGAGACAGTTTGTTTACCGCCAAGAGTTCGTCAGTACCAGCAGTTGTGTCTGCTTTGGTGCCGTTTACAGTGTCATTCACTGTGTCTGCGTTACCGTGAAGAGCAGACTGCTTGTAGCCTGTCAAGTAACCCAGAACTTCTTGGTCATGCTGGTCAGCCAAACGGAAAGCCGCACGGTTGGTAGCAAGATCAATGAAATTCACATGTGAATGTGCTTCCTCGATATCGTCCATCTTGAAAGCAAAATAGTTAGCTTTATCAACAACTAACGAGAAGTCGGCATCTGTCAAATCTTGTGCAGCAATGGTTGTACCACGTGCATAAGCAGATACACTCACTTCTGGCTCTTTAATAATTTTGACAGTATCGCCTTGGTTGGCAATCTCACCAAAATAATCAGAGTTAGTGATGTCGCCTACAACTGTGCTCTTACGGAACGCCAGCTGTGTCTTCTTAGAATAAATGACACTTGAAAAGTTGCCATTGGGGAGGTTGGTGTAACCCCCTGCGGATGCGAAAGCCATGTGAAATCCTCCATGATGTTGGCTTTTTGAATAAAAGCTAAACACCTTAAAGAGGCTGTTACTTTTCTAGGGTGCAAGTAATGTATCAGTTGCGCAACCGATTACTACTTGGGCCTATACTTGAACAGGTGGTTCTTTATAGTTTAGACTTTTTAAAGGGAAAAGTATCAATAGAGGTAGTCCACTAGGGAGGCTCTATACAAGATACGAGTAGTTATATTGAACACTTTGTCTGTGTCAATAGTTTATCTGGCACCGCCAGACATATCATAGACAAACTTACCTTTGCGCATTGCTTCAGTAATTTCATCCTGACGTTTCTCAAACTCCTGTGTAGACATCTTGGCTACGTCAGACTCTTTAATCTGTCCTTGTAACCCTTTTGCATCAATAGAAGTACGAGATCCTTTGGTAACAGTAGATGCAGCAGCCTTCTTAGATTGTGTTCTGGCTGCTGGTGTCATACCGTTATCAACTTTGTAAAGATCAATAACACGAATTACAGACGCAGGGTCATCCATGTTCTCATACAGAGCATCTTTAACCCACTTAGGCTGTTCGTCAGCCCAATCGTGGAAACTCTCTGAGGATCTTAATTCATCGAAGTCATCATGTGTCTTACGGATCTGGTTCTCAGCCTTTATCCGTAGAGCTTCATTGTGAGCTTCATCTAACTCTGATAAACGTGACTCAGCTTTACTAAATAGTTCTTTAGCTTTCTTAGCTGCGATTGTTTCTACAATACCTGCTACGTCTGGGTACTCCTTGGACCAAGCCTCAATGTCTTCATCAGACTTAGGAGGAACGATATTAGCACGTTTAGTCTTAGTACTTAGAGCTTCTAACTTTTCGTTAAACTCTTTCTCTTTTTCCTGCATGTGCCTGCGTAGGTCACCGTAACGTTTCTTAAAGGATTTCTCCTCAGCACTCAGGTTAGAGTCATCTTCTTGTGTTTCGGATGCCTCTTGGGTTTCTTCTTGTTGGGTATCGTCAGTGGCCTGTACCGAGGTGTCCTCAGTATCTTCGCCACCGGATTCACTTTCAGTAACTTCTTCACCACGAGCTTCTGCCTCAAGACGAGCAATTTCTGCTTCTTCCTGCTCCAGTCTCTTCTGTTTACGAGAGTAGTTAGAACCACGTTGAACGAAACCTGCAGACTTAGGAGATTCCATTGTTGTCATATTAGACATATTATTTTCCTTATGTTGGGGCCAGCACTATTGCTGGGTAGCCTTATTATTTTATGGTACTTATTTCTTTTTCTTCTTAGGGGCCATTAGACCACCTTTGTTTAAACCGTCTTCATCTGCCGTTGCAGTAACTGCGTCATCACCAGATCCGTATGTCATTGACTGGGTGGTGCTTCCCGAAGGGTCTGTATCTATAGAGACAGCAGTGACAGGGAAAAGGTTACTATCATCACCATCACCACTACTTTTCTGCATATCCTTCAATATTGAATCAGCTTTTGCCTTGTTATTCATTTGTGCTCGTTTTGAAGCAATTTCATTGAATTTTTTCTGCTGAGGAGTGTAAGTAATTTTATCTGTTTTAGGGTCTCTTGTGTACTGAAGACCCATTCTGTCCA